TCAAATTTAATTTCATCTTGAGGATACTCATCAGCAATATACTGATACAAAAATCTTTCGTATCCATATACATCAAAGTTATCAACTTCAGAATACTTTTTCATGAAGTCCCGTGCTTCTCTAGGAGAAAGGAACTTGATTGGTTTCACATACTTTTCATCTAGTGTTTTAAACTTTGTTTCTTTCTGAGAAGTAACAAAAAGAACGGGTTTAATTTTGTCGCGATACATAACACGTTCTCCATGTTTATATCCACGATAAAGAATTTGATTCCCTACTAGTTGAACGTTTGTATAAAAATTCATGAATTAATTGTCTTCTTATAGAGTGCAGCAATTTCGTCTGATGGTGTGGATATTGTAACGATACGATTTGAATAAATCAACGTATCAGTTTCGTCAGTATATAAAGGCCACTTTCGTAACTCTATATCTCCATCAGTATCAATTATCTCTCTACAATTTTTTAGAAAACAAGAAGGTTCTTCATCCAATTCCTCAATATCAGCAACAACAACTGCATTATTAATTAATTCTATGACGTGTAGATTCATAATAGACTCTTTGTTTCGTTCCATCTTATCACAAAAAAAGGGGGGTGTCAACTGGATTTTGCCAGTTACCCCCCAAGCGGCGACGATATTTAACAAGGTAGCCTTTGTTATTTATCCAATATCATATGTTTTTAATTTTTGATGATCTGGAATAATTCTCTTCAAATCAACAATTAACATTCCATTTTCAAATTTAACTTCTCCAACTTCAACATCATCAGATAAGTTGAAACCTCTAGCGAAGGTACGAGTTGCTACCCCACGATGCATATACTCTACATCATCAGTTTCCTTCGCAGACTTGGACTTGATGATTAGAACATTGGATTCTGTAGTGACTTCAATGTCATCTCTAGACCACCCAGCCAGTGCTAATTCGATACGCCATTTAACGTTCGATTCTTTTACAATATTATATGGAGGATATGAACCACCAGGATTATCCATACCATATGAATGTAACCTGTGGAAAACATCATCAAGTCCTACACTGTATTTTCCTACAGCATCAAGAATTTTGCCCATGTCACTGGACGTATAACGTGTAAGTCCCGTCATTTGTTATGCTCCTAATTAAAGCGAGTTTATTTGTATGATCCCCGAAGGCAATCAAACTTATTTATAGCAAACATAAAAAAATGGTACGGTGCGAAACCCGTACCATTAAATGGTATTTTCCGAATGTAGAGTGTGCCGCACGAAAGACACACAATTATTTATACCTTGACTAAATAGGTCATGAGGGTCTATAATAGACCCATCGTTCATCCCACTCTTGGGTGGGACGCAAGTAAGTCGCGGAACGGAGCGTTCATCCTATGTTAGAACTATTATTCTATACAACACTCACCTGCCAACAAACCGATGGAATTATCCTGAGGATGAAAGCAAATGAGAATATCTCTGAAGCTTTTAAAGTAGAGTTGATAGAAACCGTAAAGGAATCTTCACCCGAGTGTTATCCATGGGACGCAAACGACTGAAGGAACGGGAGACTTAAAACCTCACCCCAACTTCAGGAGTAACAACATGAACACACTTAATCTCATCAAAAAGCAGATCAACAAAGCTGCTGCACTTCACAATGCTCAGATCTCTCACACCTCATATCGTGGTGTTGAGTATACTACACGTTGTGTTGAGAGTAAAGAGACTCACGGTACTTTTTGCTATCGTGGTAAATCTTATACTAAGTGAAAACTTACTTCACAGAGAGGGTTACAAACCCTCTCTTTTTTTATACTTATGTAAAATATACATAATAGTTCACTACAATACATAAACTACACTAAATAGTACAGAATTAGGGATTGATATATGAAATGAAAAGTGTATATATTATTTGTAAAATGTATTGAGGATTGAATTATGCATAATCTTCTGTCCCGCTCACAATTAAATGAGTGGCGTCACTTTGAAACAACCATAGATGGTATTAAATTTGAAAATCATCTACGTTCTATAGATAAAAGTATAAATCGTATAGACAACGATACCGAAAGATTAAACGATTATTACGAATGTTTAATAGAATGCGATGCTCTAGACGAACCACAATGTAAACGAATATGTCAGAGAATTCTATTGTAATTCTATGGGAGAGTCATTAGTGACTCTCCTTTTTTTATAGATAGATAAAATAAATTTTAATTATGGATAAAACTAGACTCAAAACTATTCATTCAAAACTTAAGAAGATACTACAAGAACTAGAATCCGAGATTTACTCAGATACTAGTTCTTACTTAGATTATACAGATAATATTTTTGTAGAGCAAGAAGACGACGGCTACGCAGATTGATCCACCGTTTTCTTTTTACCAATATTATACTTACTTTCTAATGTCCATTCTCCTTTATCTTTGTAGGAGAGAACTTTAATTTGACTTAATGGAGCACAGTCTTCAACTGCAGATGCATCTACAAGTTCAATAAGACCCCAATCTTTAAGTAGTTGGGAAATTCTATTTCGACGTTGAACATCATTTACAAATAGATTTGCTCTCTTTCCATCAAGAGCAAACAACTCTTTAAAATGAACAATATAATATTTTCCTTGCTTATGTAAGATATGACATGATTGATAGATTTTTTTCTCCTTACGAGACGCTACTCCAATGCGAGTCAGCGTCTCTCTTACTTTTAAGAAATCATCAGGTTCTTTAAGTGTTACCTCAACCATTTGATCCGGAGACCATTTATGCTCTAAATTTTCACTCATTGTTTTCCTCCAGTGTTCATCCTTTGTTTGATAAATTCAATTTGATCTTCCGTTAGAATTTTAAGAGCACTTCTCGCTTTTTCATCATTATACTGATAGTATTTTTTGATGAGATCTAAAGTGTCATGTTTTTCTTTTCTCATCCAAGGAGAAAATCTTTTCCTCGGCCTGACAATATTTATAAAAAAATCATATTGCATTTTCTTAGGGAGGTTTTGATGAATGTTCATTTCGTTTGCAATAAGAACAGTTTCAATAAATCCAGACATGCATTTGTTAATGATGAAAGGAGGATATTCTTTTTCCAAAAGTTCATCAGCATCAATCAAATTTTCTTTGGTTTGATTAATCGAATTCAACCAGTCTTTTAGTTCCATAATTTAGTTATCAATCCAGCAATAATGTGGTGTAGAATCTATTGTATCATAGATATTTTTATTTCTCAACAAAGCTCTACGATATGCACCAAATTTAATTCCTCTACCCCAACCAAGATAGGAACCAAATAGTTCTTTTTTTGTAACCTGTCCTTTCAATTTAATTATGGAAGTAAGTTTTTCAATTACATCTGATTGAACATAGTGTTGACTATTGATCATATCATCAATGTACTCACTCATTTTTAAAATTTCATTTTTGTATATCAAATTTTCTTTGAGATAAGTTTGAGACTTTACTGACATCTCATTACGATAATTATTATCGTCAAGATACATATTCAACAATCTTACAGCTTCAGAATTTTCAGTAAAGAAATCTGCATTAGGATTTAGTTCTTGATAGTAGTCAGCATCATACATGATATATGGACAACCATTCATAATTCCATCAGTCGTTGAAACGCTCCAACCTCCATAAACTTGTTTCGGGGAAAAACCTACTCGGCATTGTTGTAGCTTTTTGTAGTAACGCTGCTTGTTGAATTTCTCCGTAGTAATCCAACTTTTGTCTGATTTTTCTAGAAGTGGTATCCATACATTAAAGTCCTGTCTTTGGTCTCTCAGATCCTCCAGAACCTTCATAAAGTTATTAAAATCTTTATAAGTATCTGGACGATGATTAAAAACAATTAATTTATCAGTATTTTTATTTGGTTTTACAATATCAGATTCTTTAACACCTAGATGATGTGGAGTTAAGATATCGTTTAATTTAATAACGGTTGTCTTATTAAAGGTTTCAGATGCTTGCTTTAATACAAGATTTTTTTGACTCTGTGTATTTAGGTAGCACCTCTGCATTTCAAGGACACCAAGTATATTTTGGTTAAAACTTGGTTGACTCCAAGCAACAACTTCTTTCAAGTCAAACCAATGACAGTATCCAAAGTAAGAAGGACTGTGGTGAGTTACATTGCTGATAGTATTCTTAACAGCATGTGTATGTTCAGGGAGATGAGAAAACACCAGATCAATATCAAGATCGTGATTGATCATTTTTCTGAAATGTTCCACATCAAAATGTGAACGCATCGTAGGAGGATACGTTGGAAACTTCATAATAAATTGCTTGGTATTATGAAAGTTCAGCATCTCCAGAAACTCTGGAAGAACTAGATAAAAAAACAAGTCACTACGAATCTTGTTTAGTTCAGCAATCATATTAGTGATTACCTGTATATAACTATCTTTTGTTAGATCCTTAGAAAATGTAATATTTGGGTAGACAAGAATTCGTATAGTTTTTTCAAATTTTTGTTCTGTTAAAAATTTGGTAAGCGTCATCTGATAATATCAATAGTGTTCATAGTATTAGAATTCCAAACCTCAAGGTCTGTCCTGAGATATTTCTCATTGACTAGTTTTTGATACCGATTGGAAGCTTTACGTTTCCACCATTGTATCATATTCTCTAGATAAAATTTATCAAAGTTTTGTTTGTTTGGAATTAGTGTTTCAGTTTTACCAAGAATAACATCTCTAGCATTTTCATATCCATAGTCAGACATATAGAAACGCTTTTGTGTAGTCACATCTTGTTTTGATTTGATGAAAGCGACAAACTCTGTATACAGATCTGGATAATATTCCTTCAAAGAATTTTTGATGATAGAAATCATCTTGGTTTGAATCTTGAGCTTACGACTAGAAGCACCTTTATGAATCAAAGGACCACCATTCCTTTCAATAAACCACTTACTCAGATCATGATAGATAAAATCTGGAAGAGTCAACAGAAATTTAGATTCTGTATCTCCACGATAACGAAGGTATGGTTTTAGACCATCGTATTGACTTGTTCCTTTGATATTACCATATAGTGATGTTGTCTCAAACAAGCACATTTCTGTATTATATTTTTTGTTCAACATATCACGAACTTCATGACTACAACAGATCATTGAGAGGAGTTTACCACCAAGATAGTTGAACCCAAACGGTTGAGTGGGAACGATGATGAATCCCATGATAGCACGCTTATTAAAGATGGTGAGGTCTGGAACCCCTCCTAACCACTCGTTACGGGGTTTAGAGTTGATGATGGGAGAACCCAGTTTGATGAACCCCACAGCGGTGCCTGTGGTGGTCTCCTGGATCATCAGTTTCATCTCTTTACCAGGTGCTTCCTCATAGGTAAATGATGCAGTCATTTCC